TGTTGTAATCAGGATTAGATACGACCTTCACGCCGTCTTGTTCGTAGTTCGGAACAGTAACAGCGCCCGAAGCGTTGGCAGTAAATCCATTTACCGTTAGGACAACGTTCTTTCCACCAACAACCGCGCTCCCCTTTACCGTAAGGGTGCCTCCAACACTTGAATTCCCTGTCGTGTCGAGCGTAGCCGCATCAATATCAGTCGCAGATACGGCCTTGAGCGTAGACTTCCCGGCAACATTGAGAGTGTTATTCAGCGTGGCAGCACCAGTAGCCGTAAGAGTGCCGCCAACCGAGGCATTCCCCGTCGTTGTGATAGTCGATGCACTGATGTCAGTCGCAGACATAGCTTTTGCAGTCGTCTTGCCTGCGACGGTCAGAGTGCTTTTCAGATTAGTCGTACCCGTTACGTCCATCGTTCCACTAACCGACGCACTCGCGAGAGACGCACCCCCCTTGACAGTCAGCGTGCCGCCCGCGGTAAGGGCCCCGCCGGCAGAGATGGAGCCAGTGGCGGACACGCCTCCGGCCACAGTCATTCCTGCAGGCACAGCGTATCCCGTCAGAGCGGCGAGCGACTGCGCAGCGCTCTCAGGCTCGTTGGACGCACCAGTTCGAATGATTTTGCCTGCCGACTGATCGGCGACCAGAGTCTTCCAGGTACCGTCTGCGACAGCAACCTTGTCCGCAGGCATTTCGCCGACAGTCATGAACTCGGACGAAAAAAAAGCGCGTTCAGACGCGCTGTAGTAGTAAGCCATACCTATCTCCTAGAAGCCAACCGCAAGCCAAGCGACATTCGCCCCGCCGTTGCCGTCGTGCACAAGATCAAAGTTCCCTCGCGTCCGAGACTTCACGGACACGGCTAATGGAAGCGTCTCTGTCGACTCAGCAAGCACGACAGAGCACTTCTTCGGGAAAGCGACCGGGAAGAGAAGCTTCGTCGAGCCGTCTCGCGCTACCAAGCCCTTTCCCCACTGGATGATCAGACCGTTCGGCAAACGCTGATAGCCTGAGTCTTCGTGCGACTTCTGGAAAGCCGAAAGAAGAGCAAGCGGCGTAATCGCTTTCGAGTTGTCCTTGCCTGCGGCCACCTCTGCTTGAGTCGCAAGCTTGATCAAGCCTGTGCGGCTCGTCGTTGCCGTACGCCTCGACAGCGTGGACGGAGTCACGACACGAGAAGCATCCGCACCTGAAAGCACCTCGGCGTCAGTCGCCAGCTCGACAACGCCAAGCGTCGATGTCGTAGCAGGCGGATTGTGAAAGTTCGTATCGCCGAACACAATGCTCGTTGCGTCGAACGCCGAAGCAATGATGTCGACAGCGAGCAGACTCTGAGACTGAGACGCCTTCTGCAAAATCGGCACAGTCTGCGAGTAGACCGCAAAGAGCGTTCCCTTGTCGGTAAAAAGACCGATTTCGTAGACGGTGTAGCTGTCTGCGCTTGCGTCCAGAGCCGTGACATGAATCGTCTGATCCCCGACCGCGCCGCCTGATAGAGAGCTCAAGCGCTTGAACTCTTTCTTCAGCGCGGTCTGGCTATCCGTTGCCGTGTACTGCCCCGTTCCGTAACCGATTTCATTAATCAGAACAGGAGCCGTACCGTTGTGCTCTGCATTGATGATTTCTGCCAGACCTGCCGCGGTGATCACGATGGTGTCTGTATTTGACATAGTTCTACTCCTAAGCGTTTAGCGCCTGCGCCACTGCGGCGTCGATGGCGGCCTTGAGCGCGGCCGGCGTTATGAAAACATTCGTCGCCACACCTGCGATCGCCTCCTCGTTGCTTGCCTTCAGTCCAGCAAGTGCAGCAGGCGTCAAAAACTTTTTGTTTTCCGTACCAACCTTAGCTTCCGCGACCGTGCAAGCCCTTTCGTCGACGAGCGTCTTTGCTGTTGCAGGCGTCACGGCCGCGTCCGAAACAACGCCTTCAGCGGCCTCGGTCGGCGATGCGATGCGAATCGCACCTGCGGTGTCTTCAGCCGCAATCGGCACGATACCGACAAGCGAATCTGCAAGCTGTTTTGGCGTAACGGCCTTGTCCGTTGCAGTACCGGCGCGGATGTCTTCGTCACTGGCAACTTGAATCAAGCCTCGTCGAGACACGTTCGCCTCAAGCGTACGAATACTCTTGGGCGTTATGAACGAAGTATCGTTCGTTCCTGCGTCAACAGCTTCCGTTGTCGATTTGTAGGTCGAGAGAAGCGCGGCCTTCATCGTTGCAGGCGTGATCGCCTTTACCGCGTCCGTTCCGGTCTTCGCTTCAGCATCCGACGCAAGCCGGATAATCCCAGTTCGCGCAGTCGTAGCCGTTCGCTTCGACAGCCCATTAGGTGTCACAACTCGAAGCGTATCCGTGCCGGCGATCACTTCATCAGCTGTTGCGAGTTCAACGATACCAGGGCGAATTGTTGTTCCTGCTGTGAACTGATACGTCACGTCGCCGAACGTAATCGCCTTAGCCTCCGCTCCGACAATCTTCAAGTCAAACGCGAGAAGTGCAGTGGCGGCCGCAGCCTTCTGGATGATCGGCGTCGTCTGAGAAGTCACGGCAAAGAGCGTACCGGTCGACGTAAAGATGCCGACCTCAAAAGCCTCATACGTCACAGCGTCGGCATCACGTGCAGCGACGTGAATCGCGTTATCTCCTGCCTGACCACCTTCGATGATTCGAAGAGTCTTGATCTGACTCTGCAACGCCGTCTGCGCCTTCGTCGGCGTGTACTTGCCTGAGCCTATACCGATATGCGTCAGCTCTACGGCGTTTGTCCCAGTTTCAGAGACGTTGATCAGCGCCTGAAGCCCTGCCGTTGTCAACACAAAATCCATCGTTTACTCCTATTTCGCTACGCCGATAAAGCAATGCTCAGTCAGCGTTCTAAACGCAAGACTCACGTCCAGCGTCGATGTGTACTCGGTGTTTGTCATCAGCTCTGACCTGATACGCGCATACGCCACCGGGCGCACGGAGCCGTGCCACCCGATTCGGCCAAGGAGGTTCTTGACGACAACGAAGTCAAAGTGCGATCGCACAGGCTTTGCGTCATTGATAAGCGCGATCAAGTCCTCCTGCATCTCGCTCTCAAGAGTTCCGTCTATCTTGCCGAGAGAGGCGAAGATCGTGAAAGTGTGAGGAGTGCCTTTCGGCGTCGTCTCCCACCACTCCTGAATCGTGGCCGCAGAGCCGAGAGCCTCAACAGCCTCCTCAACGGCCTTTCGCGTTCCCTTCTTTCGCTTCTCCTGAACGACCTGCTTTACGATCGAGCGCTTCAGCTCAATCGGCCAAGAATCGCGCCAGACGCTTGCGTCCCACGAGTACGCCAAATGATCGAGCTGCTCGGATGTCAGGCTGTCGATGCTCACGTAAATCGACGGAAGATCGAGAACACCAGTCATCTCACGAAGCGGAATGTCTAGCGCCTTAGCGGCGGCCGACACGTCCGAATCCTTCGAGATCGAGTCCGGCACCAGGTCGAGCAAGCTTGTCTTGTCTAGCTCCTTACTCATCCTTCAATCCCTTGTAATTGACCGTCAGCTTCGTGCACTGCGCGACCTGACTGCGTGTCAACGCTTTGAACGCTGCAGGCTTCTGAGTCGCAGAATCAATGCGACAAGCGCCTGCGGCTACGATCAGTTGCGTCAACTTTTCAGGCGTAATGTCGCGTCCGATCTTTGCCTGCTGCCACGACTTGTATGCAACAGCCGCGTTCTCGACCAAGGCCTTGATCTCTGCGGCCTTGTACTGATCTTCTTTCGAAATCCAGTAGTCGACCTGAATCTCATAGTTCACAGCGGCGGGCGAAAGCACTCGGACATAGTCTGTCAGCGGCCGAATCTCGCCATCGCGCAACCTGGCTTCGATCTGCTCGAGCGTCTCGCGAGATGGAAGCTCACCGCCCTTAAGAAGCGCATAGACGTCCACCTGTCCGGGCGTCGGCGAGTCAATGCATACGTCGATGATGGCCGAGCTCACGCTCTTCGCATGGAAGATATACGCCTTCTCCGGTCCCGCGACGCTGAACGAATTTGGCGCTAGGCGGATGCGGTTCGCATAGTCAAGGTCACTCTCGGCGGATGCGCCGCCAGACGTGATCGTGACGTTCTCGGCCGATGCGACGAAAGTCTGCGGCTTGACGATGACGTTGATCTGTCCGGCCAAGAAGTCGTTGCCGGCAGGACCGGAGCTCGTACACTCCGCCTGCACGTCACCAGTCAAAGATCCGACAGGGATATCCAGATCCTGAGTAGTAGCAAACGTCACCGTGCCGTTTGTCACCTCAGTGCCGGATGGAATTGTCACGACCTCGCCTAGCGCTCGCGAAAGCGTGAATCGCATTGTCGTCACGGCCTTGCTCTCCGCCAAACGCTCAACGTTCAGCAGAAGCCCTAGCGCATCGAGATAGCTTCCTTGCGCATAGGACAACAAGTTCTGCTTCGCGGCCGCGTCAATTGCGCTTCTCTGCGTCACGATAATGGCCGTGAGTGACAAAAGAAAAAGGCGGACAGGATCACCCGCCGCCAATGTTCTTCCGCTGGCCTTCTCGAATGCGGTGATGATTTCAGCCTCTAGCGCCGTCGCATCCGTCGTCAGAAAACTGATGTCCTTCAGCCCCCATCTGGGCAATGCTTCTGCCATCACTCACCTCCTATTTGTACAGTCACGATCGGCTTCAGCACGCCGTCCATTGCGCCTTCAACATCCTCTGCGAAATCAACGCTGGTCACCTTTGCTCTCGGCTCATATCGCTCAATGGCGTCTATCACCTCAGAACGCATCAGCATCTTTGCAGCGGGAAGCGACTGGTCTACGTTGTCCCACGAAATACCGAAGTCGCGGTCGAGCGGAACGGAACCCTTGCGCGTGGCAAGAATTGTTCGAACGTTCTGCAGGATCTCCATCACGCCTTCTGGCGCAAAGTCAACGTCAATGCTTTGCTGACCTACTCGATACTTAGCCATCAGCCACCTCCTTGAGCGTGATCGTCACGGCTCCGCTCACCGGAATGCCGAGATTCGTATGCTCCTTGCGGTCTTCCGATACCGACTCAATGACAAATTTGCCCAAGTAGTCCGGACCAATCAAAAGCCGCTGAGCCTCCTTCTTCTCCATCAGCACCTTCAGTCCTTTCAGAACCGCGATCGGCGGCACGCCGAGAAATGAGTTCAGCTGGATGGTGAAGGTCACCGTTGCGAGTCCCGGCCCAACATACTCGACAACGGGCTTCTTTCCGATCACCTCGTGAGTCGCCCACCGCGTCGAGCGTTCGACTTTCAAGTCCTTGAAGGTCAGGCAGACGGCCGAGGAGGTCACGAACGGAATATTTCCAAACAGTCCAGTCACACCAGCCATAGCGCCTCCGACACCTCGTAGGCATATGCCAGAGTCCAAAAAGCAAAGCATGTGGCGACAAGCACTAGCACTACACTCATGGACAACGCGAACGCCCATCGCAAAATCTTGATTTCCATCGTCGGCCTTTCCTTTTGAAACAGCTTCCCCATGAACTGGAAGAAGTTTTGCGGTAAAATATCTTTTATTGATCTTTCATACCTTTCGATCAAAAAAAGCCCCACGAGGATCTCCCGTCCCGTGGGGTTTGTCTTTTTGTGCTCGCCTTGTCAGTGCGGACCGCTCGTTTCACCGTGCGGAGCAGTGTGAGTGTGAGACATCACGCTGATGCCGCCCGCGACGACATCCTGCGAGGCATTCATGGAGCCGATCAGCTCGATGTTGCCCGTAGCCTTGACGCCTGAACCGCCCGTCACCGTGAAGCCTCCCGAGCCGGAAATCAAGCCCGAAACCGTGAGCGTCTTATGGATGATCACATCACCAGTAAACGTCGACTTCGGAGAGTTGAAGGTGATCGAGCTGGAGGCGTTCACAACCGCGTCAGTGCAGTTGACCGTGATCGTATCGGGCACAGTGATCGTTCCCGTTTTGCGGTTGTAAACAATCTCCGTTCCCTCAATCGTCATCGTCAGCTCGTGCGCTTCTCGGTCGTAGCTGAATCGCGTCCCGTCCTTGAAAACAACCGTTCGCTTCTCAGGACTGGACTCAGGCGGCGTAATCTCACCCGCGTAGAAAGAGCCGAGAACAATACCGTCCTCTTCACCTCCACGTCGAAATGCGACCACAACATCTTCACCAATGTCCGGAAGCTGATAGTCGTGATTGTCATACGTGCACCTCTGCATGACCGGCAGGTCATAAGAGTTCAAGCTGTCGTCGTCATCAAAGACAACACGGCAAGTGCAGGCGACCGGGTCGATCGAGACGACTTCACCGATTCTGATAGTGTCGGTTTCCATCACTCACCTCAATACTTGTTATTCACGCGGCGGACGTTAATCGTCGTCACGTAGCCGGACTCGCTCACGCTGTGCGAGGCGGACTCGATGAAGAAGTTTCCATCGAAGCTTCCGAAGCCCCTCACCTCGATCACGATGCCGGCCACAAGCCGCGTATCTCCGACGAGCGTCATCGAGCCGGTGACGCTTCGCAGATTCAGGCGTCGAAGCGTAGCCTTCGCCACACGCTCGGCCTCAGCCCTTGAAGTCACGCGCTTTTTCAGCTTGTACTCCTGGCCGTTGGCATCGGCATCCGGATCGACATAGACATACGTATTGACCGCAGGGTTCTTCGACGCATTTGAGTCGTCGATCTTTTCAAGGTCGATGTTGTACTTCGCCGGCGGCTTATCCGAAGGCTTTTCCAAGTCAAGGTTGTAGCCGCCCGCGGACTTGCGCTTCTTCTTTTTGATGTCTCGCCAAGAAACAACGCAGCTCTTATACGTGTCCGATTGAGTCGTCTGGAAATCCCAAGACAGGACATCCGACACACCAAGCTCTACCTCGCAGGCAGGCTCCATCTTCTCGTAGCGCGACTGATCGAAGATCACGATCGTGTCATCAGTAACCTTGATCGACAACCCCGCGTCCTGACAGAGACGCGACAGAAAAGCGAGATCGCTCTCTTCCTTCTGGTCAAGTCGGTCATACTCTGGATCCTCCTCAACTTCGAAGTAGAAATAGATCTCCGCCTTCGCCGCAATCTCCTTCAAAATGCCTTTGAGCGTGTAGTTCTCCCAAGCCTTCGTCACCAGTCGGCGGCGAATCGGAGCCTTCAACGGGATCGACACGGCACGTATTTCGCAAACTCTCGGAGAGCCGCTAACCCGCATCGAGTCGACGTAAAACTTCCCACAGAAAAGCTTCGGACAGGTCGAACCTTTGATGTAGGCCCGAATCGTCTCACCGCCGTCTGGCTTCCAAGAACCTGCCCACTTGCCCTTCTCGTCCTTGACCGTCAGCGAGATTTCATCCGCCTGATCCGCCTCCCTGTCGTCATACGAAAAGGAGAGAAGATCAGGCATGATGTCGCTCGTCGCGTCAGTCTTTGACTCAGTGAAGAGCAAAGTAAGTTTTGTCTCTCGAGGATCAGTCATGCTTCAACCTCTTCCAAGCAGGCAAGCCCTCATCACTTGTCGGCGATACGTCAACCTCGGGAACCGAGAGGACAATGCCCGCAGAGAAGATGACGACTTTCCTGTACTGGACGTTTGCGGCGATTAGCTTGTCGATGTAGTGCTCATCACCGTAGACCTTCTTGGAGATGATGTCCCACGTGTCCATAGAGACAGTCGTATATGACTTCATCATTCCTCCTTAAGCGAAAGACAAGCGGGAGCGATTCCGCATCAGCTGATCGAACTCGCGTTCAAACGATCTGCGGCCTTCGTCAAGCGCCCGCTTCACGTCGGCATACGTATCCGCACTTCCGCCGGTGACGTTAATCACGGGCGAGAAGTTGACAACGGTAGAGCTACTGGATGTTGCGGCATCAAGCTTCGAGAGCGGCATCACGGCCTCAGGCTCTCGGCCTTCACCAATCATCGCAAGCGTAGGAGATGACACAACGCCACCGTCGGCGAGTTGAGGAATCTCAGGGATGTTGAACCCAACAGTCCCACCGCCAAGCATCGTCGGTAGCTCAATGCTCAGTCCGTTCAGCTTTGACAGAGCATCGTTTACAAGCCCGATTACGCTGTTAATCGGTGCCTTGATCAACCCGCTCAGCCCGCCGAAGATTTGAGCGAACGAATCTTGAACGCGCTGCCATACAGAACCCCACTTGGTAAGAAAGATTCCGTCGATCCACCCGACCAGTTGTTCAAACTTTTCCTGCCCCATTACAAAGGTTTTTTGAATACCAGAAAAAGCTAACTGAACAACCTTCGAGATACCAGGAAACTTTTGAGTAAACGCCGTTTGAAGGGCATCCACCTTCTCTTTAACAACATCAAAGTTTTTGTACAGCGCAACGCCACCCGCTACAAGCCCAGCCAACGCGGTCACAGCCAGGCCGACCGGATTGGTAAACGCAAACCACAAAGCGCCACCAAACAGCTTGATAAGCACCATCGAAGCCTCAATTGCCGTGCTTGTGGCAACACAGGCCGCACGCCAAGCCAACATCGCTACCCTGCTGGCACCCCATGCAATGCCCTTCAGCGTTTTTCCAGCAAACGAAAAAGCTCCGCCGATAAGTCGCCCGGTCATTGCAAGAGCGTTTCCTACGACCATTGTCGTTTTCATGGCGAGAGAGCTGAACACACACAACCCGCGCCAGACATCCATCACTGCCGAGGCGGCATACATGACGCCCTTCAATGCAATGCCAGCGGTTACCAACCCGCCCAAAACAGCCGCACACTTCAAAACAGACTTAACCAACGCTGAGTTCTCTCGAACCCAAGAACCGGCCACTTCCGCAAGGTCGCCCATATAGAGCGCCGTTCTTCGAATCGGCCCCAAGAACTGATCGCCAAACGCTCGAGCAACGTAGTCCGCAGAGTTCTTCAGAAGGACCAGAGAATTAGACGTTGTTTTGGACCGAGCCTCAAACTCCTTTTCCATTGACCCCGCAGTATTGGCCTCATCGGCCACGTAATCGAAGTTCTTCTTCACAGCATCAAGGTTTTGAAGAAGAGGACCAAGAGCCTCACTGCCTGTTTCGCCAAACAGCACATTGAGGTACATCGTTCGCCTCTCTTCCGACAGGCCGTTCAAGCCCTCGAGAACCTTTACGATCGTTCCGGCGGCATCTTTTTGAAGATCCTTTTGCAACTGCTTTACATCAGGAATACCGATGTTGGCAAGCGCGGCCTGTTGCCTTTCTGAAAGCTGAGCACCCTTGGCAAGGGTTCCCATAAACGCCTTCATGCCAGTTGCAGCGGTCTCGCTCGATGCGCCTGATGCAATCAGCGACGCAGCCAATGCGGCAGTCTGCTTTTCGGAAAGGCCAGCTACCTTACCCAAAGCGCCATATCGCTGAACCGTATCGCCGATCTGGTTTGCAAGTGCAGCATTGTTGTTGCTCAACCCGTTGACCGCATCAGCGAGCGCGTATGTCTGCGACATCGTGAGCTTCATACCGCTTTGCCACTTCGCCATCATCGTGCCCGCTTGTTCTGCTGTCATGTCGAAGGCGACAGCCATCTTTGCCGCCTGCTCAGTAAAGCCGAGAAGCTCATCCTGAGCAACGCCTGCCCCCGCGGCCGCGGCGGCAATCTGTGCCAAACCGTCTGCGCTCATCGGAATGGTCAAGCTCATTTTCTCGAGCTTTCTCTGCATCTCAGCCAAACCTTCAGGCGTGAAGTCAGATACTTTAGCCAAATCAGCCATTGCATCTTCCATCTTCATTGACGCCTGAACCGGTCCTTCAATGGCGGATTTCACGGACGAAACTGCACCACCAACGGCCCTAAACGAGCCTATGGCCATAGTAATTTTCCCTGAGGCCGCATCAAAGTTCTTAAAGGCGTTTTGCTGGCGCTTGATCTTCTCTTTGGTTTCGTCTATTTGGCCTGCAAGTGACTTTTGGCTTTCCTCTAGAGCCTCGATTGTCTTAGACGCGGCTCTAGCATCAACTGGCAGGCCCTTTAGCACCCGCTTTTCGTGCTCCAGCTTAACTTCGCATTGCTTTACAGCCTCGCTCGCCTTTAGATGCGCGGCTGCCATCTTCTTTGTCGGAACACCAACTTGCGAAATCGAACTTTCAAGAGCATCCAGTTTTTTCTTTGCCTCTTGATAAGTCGACAAAGCACCCTTTACAGCTTTTCGTTGCTTGAGGAAAGCGCCAGTCTTAGACGCCTCAGCTTCGAGAGAAGCCATTGTGGCGGACAGCTCCTGAATCGTTCCGCCAGCGAAGCGAAAAGCCTGAGGGAATGTCGAAGATAGCTGGCTTGCCAACTTGAAAGTCAAACTGTGTTCAACCCCTGCCATTTTTTTATTCCCCAATAAAAAAAGCCCGCCAATTTCTTGACGAGCTTCCAGTCCACAGACAGCGTTAGGCAATCATTCGAACAGCGCGAGAATCACCCCACACACAACTGACAAAACAACACTCAGGATGATGAGTTTCATGGCCCCAAGGTACCCCTTAACATAGCCAAGACCGGCTGTGCCAAGGAAATGCAACGCCATATCCCTTTCGAGATTGGTTTTGTCTTCGCGTTGCATGATTTCATCCAGTTCTTTAGTACGGCGATCGATAAATTTATCCATGGCGGCCCAGCGAAAACGCAATGATAATAATTCATTGTATCGCCGTTTACCCTTTTTGCCTACTCTCGCGTTCCTTCAAGTCCTGCTGTACCACGCGGTTCCAATGTCCAAGCTCCGTGATCGGCATTGACATCCAATCAAGAACAGACCCGCCCGCGTGTGACCGCAGGCGCAGGCAGACGAGCATCAACCGCTCCTCAACGTCAAACTTGCCGCCGAGGCCTACATGAGCAAAAAACTTGCAGTCATCGTAGACACAGCAAGGTAATCCTTTGCCGGCAGGCCTTCCATGAACTCGATCGGCAACTTGGCTGCCTTCGCGGCAAGATAGACGCAGAAATCAACGTCCGCTTGAAGAACGTTCGAGCTGGCAAAGTTTCCAGCACGGAAGAAGTCGCGCTTTGCCTGAGAAACCTCACGCCCCGTAATGGCATCAAAGTCGATCTCAAGGTCCTTATATTCCTTGCCTTCAAAGTTGTAAGGCTTCGAGAACGGAATCTTCATTTTTGCTTTTCCTTAAAGAAAAAAGCCGGAAGAGCGAACCCTCCCGGCAGTGCTTAATTACGCGAGGCCAAGATCCTTGCGGACAGTTTCGAGCATGTCCTCGTCGCCGATCTTGCAGACATAGTTGAACTTGTCGATCTCCATAACGCTCTTCCCGTCAAGGTAGAGATTGAGATAGGAGACCTCAAGTTCTGTTTCGCTGTCGGTCGTCGAGCCCGTCTCAAAGGAGCCGAGGTTGATCGACTTCGGCAGAGCCTTGAGCGCAAGTCGAGCAGGCACGGTCTTGTACTTGCCGCTCGCAGCTTCGTAGACCTGCTGCGAACCGCGGATGTCAAGCGTATGAGACTTGAACGCCGCAAGCTTCACAGCATTCGGCTCAATCGTTCGCCACTGAAGGGAGACCGTCATAGAGCCGAAATGCCCCATGATCGGCGTATCGATCTCGCCGGCAATACCTGCGCCGCTAACCGTATCAGTCATCGGTTCAACGTTCGGCAGCGTCACGGTAGCAGTCCCGAGGCAGTCGTTTCCTTCGCTGTACACGCGGAAGGCGACGAGGCGCTCAGGCACATTATTCGTTCCAGCCATATTTCACCTCATTAGTTGTAAAGCGTGGTCAGGTTGTTCACGTCGTACTCGAGCACGAAGTCAATTTCACGTGCCGGAGACGGCGGCGTCACATAGACGTGGAAGCAGAACTTCCCGTCCATCATGCTCGTAACCGGGTTCTCTGACTCGAGGAACTCGACTCGACCACCGAGGATGTACTGACGCGCGGCTAGGCCGTTGAGCCAGACATTCGCGGACAGGATGACCGTGTCGATCAGTCGACGGTTGGCAGGTGCATCAAGCTTCTGCCAGAAGGTCTGCGTCAGCGTATTGCCAATCCAGTTGAACATTCGACGGATGCAGATGAAGGAGTCCTTCACGTCCGTCGTCGCCGGATAGGCCGCGGTTCGGTTGCCCCAACACTTCCAACCGCCCATGAAGTTGAGAGCGGTCACAACGCCCTGACCGTTCAGGTATTCGCCGTTGTCCGGACCGAGCCAAACTTCCGTGCTGTCTTCGAGAACAGCCGCGGTCATCTTGAAGCCTTTGTTGGACGGAGAAACATACGGCGTATCGTCGTTTTCAGCGTCAACCTTTGCGAGAAGCGCCATGAGCTGAGAGCTCATGTTGTAGACCGTGCCATCAAGAGAGACCATGGGCCAACAAGCGACCTGCATGCGATCGGTGATGTTGTTGTCGGTCTTCCACTTCGCAACATCCGTGTAAGCCTTAACCTTGTCAGTCGGAATGTCGATCAGACAGATGGCACGGAAGTAGTCGTTGATGCTCGTTGCCTTGGCGGCCATCACGGCTGCCACCTCGGGCTTGCTGGAGAACCCCGGCGCAACAATCGTGCCCGGCACAATGCCAAAGCGCGGGAAGCACTCGTCGACAAGCTCGAGGCCGCTCTTGTTGCCGGAGACGTCAACACCGCCGACAATCGCGTCTTCTTTAACGGCGGTAGGATCAAGCTTCTGCGCGGCGAAGGTAAGAGCCTCTCCGGTCGTGCACTTGAAGGTGCCGCCAGGCTCGGTAAGAGAAGCTACGACAAGGTTGCCGTCGCCGTCGAAAGACAAGACATAGTCCGTATCCTTGACGTAAGCAGAAGCGCTCGACGGAGTAATCGTCACAGAGTCGGGGAGAATGCCCGCTTCAGCGACCACAGCCTGCCCGGTCTTAGCGTCAAGCGTAACGGTCTGCGTCGTAGCTGCGGTCTTATGCGTCTTCGGATCGAGCACATTCACAAGAATGATCGGCGAGACGGCAAAAAGCGCAAACTGCGACTTGATCGCTTCGCAGAGCGTGAAAGCGTGCTTCTTGACGCCACCCTGCTCAGCCGGCGGAACATAACCGAGTGCGGCCACAGCTTCGTCGTAGGAATACGCCAGAACCGGCTTATTCACGCAGGTCGGATCCGTCATGTTGACAGGAGCCGTGCCAAAAACGATCGGGATGGCCGCGGACACCTCGACCGGAGGAAGCACCGTATTCGGCACTTCAGAAACGATAACACCATGCTTATAGGCCATCGTCAGATCTCCTTCAAAATTTGCTTGGAAAGTGTATTCATCAGGTCGCCCTGCTTCTGAACGCGTTGACGCGCAGCGGCCAACTCGCCCAGACAAACAAAAAGCCCGCACAGCGACGGGCTCTTATCTCTGAGTTCCTGAACATGCGGCGGATAGCCTCCGCGAAAAACCGTGTATCGCTTCAGCACACCACCGGGCAGGTCTGGACCGACGTAAATCATCGGACTGGCTTTGGCTTTTGCCATCAGAAATCCTCCATGACCGTGACTGGTGACCTAAAAAGCCATTCAGTCTCCATGTCAAGCTGGTAAAAGGGGAAAGGCTGATCAGTCGGAAGCGTCCACGTAACATCACCTCGAAGCTGATAGCGCCCGGCAAGGATCAACCCCGGCAAGGACATCAGCTTGAGGCGGATCCTTTCCATAACGTTCAAGCAATGCTCGTGGCCTTCACGAGCACCATCAAGCCCGTTTTGGCAGTAGACGCCGATGACAAGCGCGACTGATACCGTCGTCTGATCCTGATTGCTCGAGCCTCGCTCAGCGCGGACCAGAACAAAAGGGAAGTCAAGGGCTTCACCAGAGCGTTTTGGCGGCAGGTAGTTGTTGACCACCTGAGGCTCTCGAAAGCGAGGCTCGTCCTTCGGACTTTTCGGCTGCGTCGGAAGGAGCAAGTCCTTCACAGCGTCCTGAACCAGTACTCGGATTGCTTGACAAAGATTGTTTTCAACCATTGGTTCTCCTACTTATCTTTGAGAACAGCAGAAATTTCCTTTTCCAACTGTTTGTCAAAGGCCGCTCCCATCTTTTCGCTAACCACCTCAACAACTGACTGATTACCTACCATCTGGGGAACGGATGGACCAGTTGGCTTTTCAATCTGCTCAACCACCTTGCCCTTGTGCCACCCACGGCTCGCCGTGATCTTGCGACCGTTACGAGCAAAGATGTGATTGTTGAACTTGAACGCTCGACCTAACGAACTTTCTGCTCCACCTTTCTTGATGAAAACTCTTACTGGCTTCCTGTTAGCGCCAGTGGTGCTTTCATCGCTCGGCTTATGCAGATAGTCACGCAACTCGTTTCGCTCGCCTGTACTGATCATCTGACCGTCAAGGCGCGTTCTCGTTGCTCGGTTAAAAGTAACCGTCTTCTTCACGTCGCGAGGATCGATGTAATATCGCTTGGCGACTTCTCGTCCAACCGTTGTTCGACCGGATGACAGTGCCCGATTGATCGAGCGCATGAGTGCACGCTGAATGCCGCCGGGGACTCCCGCGAGCAATGCCTGCGCACGATCAATCTCTTTCTCGTGACGCTTTCCGCCAAAGCTGAAAACGTATTTCATTGGCTCGCCTTCTGACAAAGCATCACAAGTACGCCGTCTTCATCAGAAACAGACCGAACGTAATACTCGTGGCCGTCAATGACGATCAGCTCGTCTTCGACAGGAGCAGGGTCCATGTCTTCAGTTCGTACATACACCTTCAGCCTGTTGACGAATACGCCGATTCGGTAGCCGTCGTCATCCTGCGTCTGAATCACATCAAGCAAGGCGACAATGCGACGACCTTGTATCTCGTGCCACTCCGCGAAGATGCGCGGATCAAGAAACGTCTTTGAGACGTCTGCCTTGAACTGCTTCTTGTAGTCAATCGCCATCGGACACCTCCGACATGTCGGCGAAGGCCGCATCAATGCCGGAGCGCTTGGGCTTCCTTGTGGTAGCAGCCTTCGTCTGCTTGACCGACGGCGGAGTTGGCTTAGCCGTTTCGACAACACCGCAGGCGCGGGCAAGGCCAGCACCAAAAAGTGCATCGGCCATCGCATCGTCTGCGTCAACGATCTCGCCGGTGGCGTATCGCGTGCGCTCGTACAAAACGCTCTGAAGAATTTCGATTTGCATCTTTCCCTCCAAGAGGGAGATGGCGAACCACCTCCCTCACCGTTTATTAGGACTAGGACAGGCAGTTGATCAGGTGGAAGCCGTTGACCTGCTGAATGACAGGGAGCGGACGGCTCTTGATCTGAACCACTCGACCGGAGGGGTTGGCTCGCTGAACCCAAGAATCAGGCACGCGAGCACCTTCGTAGAAACGCACCTGCTCGTCGCCGGCAAGCGCGACAACGCCGTAAGCGAGCATCGTCTTCGTGTTCGGAGACGCGAGCAGGCAGGCCTTTTCGGGCACCATCGGGTGTTCCTTGCCGGCTTCGTCGATGTACCACTCGTCGTAAGAGTAAATGTCCAGATCAACCTCATTCAGGTGACCCATGTAAGACACGCCGTTCGGCAACTCCTGAGGCTTGACGAAGCCAAGATCGACACGACGATTGTCGAGCACCTGGTCGGCAATAAGCTTTTCCATCACGACGTCGTATGCCTTGGATCCGAGGATCATTTCCCGAGGCGTAAAGCCGCCGTTCTTGACCATCGTGCGCTTGATTGTGCGAAGGTCGGCAAGAATGTCCTTTGCCGTTACATCAGTGGCGTCCCACTTCTTCGTGAGAGTCGTCGTCGGCTTTTCGCCTTCACCGATGCTGCCCCAGAAGTCGATCACTTCGTCGTATCCCTCGCCCTTTACAGTCACCTTGCCGGTGAAGAGCGCTTCGGCGCACATGGCTTCTTCGCGACGCGTGATGATGTCGTCGAGCTCAGAAAGATCGCGGCCGAGGATTTCGGCAGCACGTTCGCTCGGAGACTTGCCGGAGTAGATCGTCTCGCCCGGAAGGCGCTTGAGCATGTCTTCAGCAGTCGTGACGCGCATCGGAGAGAGTTCCGGCGCTTCGAAGCTGTACGTCGCATAGCCTTCGCGCTCGAGCACGATGCCGCCGACCTTCGGGTTGACGAACGGAGCGATCTTGCGGCCGCCCATGCCAACGATGTCGAAATCAATCTTCTGCGTGTTGAACGTCGGGCGATAAGCGAAGTAGCGATCGCGAAGCCAAGTGTGATTCGACTTCTTACCGGCCTCGATCATGCCCAACATGGTGCGGGTAGTAAACATATCCATAGCGTATTTCTCCTTAGATGGCCGGCTTGAAGAAGATGCAGACCTTGCGAGCGGAAGCCTTGAAATCGCTCACGAGGGCATCGTTGTCAGGCCTGAAGCTGAGAGCGTTTTCGTTGAATTCACCGGTGAGATAAACGGCGGCCTCAACAGCGCCATCCGTCGTATCAACGTCCTCAGCGAGAACGGCATAGACCTCGGAAATCGTGGTCTTGCCGGCATCGACCGTGCAGAGCGTACCCGTCGCATCGAGAAGGGCACCACGCTTGAGAGCACCCTGCGAAGCCTTCACCGTCATCGCATCGGCGACTACCGGCATCATCTGAGACGCGGCAAAAAGGTTGTCTGCCGTCGTCGTGTACTTTTCCTGTGCGAGCATAAAAACTCTCCTTACTTCTTTTCGAAACCGCGAGCACCAGCGGCGATGATTCGATCAAGCGCCTCCTGATTGACTTCGCCCGGAAGATCGACACCGTGAAGGTTTCCTGCATCTTCAGTAATGCCGTTCAGGCAATCGGCGTCTTCCGCCGTGTCCGTGATTCGACGCTTGCCGGTTGCCTTTTCGGCCTTGACGATTGCGACGGCCAACTCCGCCCCCGTCATCGTCTTTTCGCCGTACTTGGCTTCAGCGACAAGCTGCTCGTAGCCGGGAAGGGCACAGTCTTCAATGTCCTTCATTCGACTACGCTCGGCCTTTGCGCCTTCATCACGTGCTTCCTTGCGGATCGCCTCGACTAGGTCGGGGTAGTCCGCCTTCAAAGTTTCAAGATCCATACGGACCTCCTTATTGACTGCGGCCGCCTTAGGCGTTTCCGCTTCGAAAAAAGCCTGAGGCATGCCGCTGAAATACTTCGCTTCAACCTTCAGGCCGTTCATGTTGACGAAGCCGCCGACGGCAGAGTTGTGCACCTTAACCGTTTCGTCGACCTCATCAGCCAAGCCGAACGCCACTGCCTCTTCAGCGTTGAAGTAAGTCGTCGCGTTCATCTTTTCTTTAATCTCTTCGACCGAGCGCCCGGACTTCTCGGCATAGATGACGACGATGTTGTCTTCAAGCTTCTCCATGTCGTCCGCCATCTTTCGCATGTCGTCCGTGTCGCCCCAGACACCGGAGCTGACCTTGTGGATCATCATCATCGAACCCTTGGGCATGATGACCTTCGCGTTCGGCACGCTCGTGATGATCGTGGCCGCGCTCATGGCCGCGCCATCGATGCGGAAGGTGATCGAGCCCTTGTGCGCCTTGAGAAGCGAATAGATCGACAAGCCCGTGTACACCGCGCCGCCAAAGCTGTTGATCGAAATCTCAAGATCCGCAGCCTCCGGGATGCGACGGAAATCCTCAAGAAACTCAGCTTCGTTGAAGCCTTTCCCCCACGGATCATCCTTAGAGCCGCCGACATACCCGAACAGGTCGAGTTTTGCGACCTTGCTCGTATCGTCGCTCTTTACGTTCCAAAACTTATTCATCCTTTTCCTCCTTCTCCTCTTCCACCGGAAGTGTGCCGCCCGCTGCATTCAACCCTGCGGACTTCAAAAGCGCTTCCTCTCGTGCGCGCGTCCGCACAATTGAATCCATCCGCATGCCTGTCATCTCAGCCGCCTCACGACTGATCGTCGAGAAGCCGTTCTGTACACGAATGACAGCGGCATTCGCTTCTTTCAGGGGATCGAGCTGACCCTGTGCATCGCCGTGCCATTCAGCGCCTGACCAAGCCGCGCGAATTGCAGGATCGGCAAAGAAGCCCGGTGCATTAATGCGTCCCTTGCTGACCGCCTCCGCCAGCCACTCTTCGTAAACCGGCTGACAAAACGAACTGACGAGCCATTCCCTTCGCATGCGGAACATCTTCCACGCCTCGAGCAGCGCGGCTCGGCTGGCCGAGTAGCTAGACGTGAAATGTTTCAGCAACAGTTCATACGGAATCTCGAGCGCCGCGCCGATGTGCCGGCAGACCGCCTGCACATATCCGTCAAACGCCACACTCGGGCGCTTCGGATCGGCAATCTCCACCTTCTCGCCTTCGGCAAGCTGCACAATCGCGCCGTTTCCGAGCTCGTATGCCTGCGGATCGGGATCGATGCGCTGCATGGCGGGAAGGCCGCCACCGCCGCCGAAAAGGCCGCTCTCGTCAGGCGAAGGCGTCGTCACGAAAACCGTGAACATGCCGCTGATCACTGCGGCCATCAGCTCAGCATCGCTGTAGCGCTTCAACTGCTTGAGCTCTTCAATGACAGGCGCAAGAATCGGGACGCCTCTTCGCTGAGCAGGACGCTCGACATCGGTCATGATGTGCAGGACGTTGCGTCGACCTGTACGATCACCGAAGATCGGCACTCTGCTCCATTTCACCTCAAGCGTGTCCGTCGAACGTGCAGTAGCTCCAGGGTGTCGATTAGCGACATAGACTGCAATGGCCTCTCCGTACTTACCGACCTCAATGCCCCCAAGAATGTTTTTCTTCAGGGCCTCAAGGTTGTCCTTCGGGTTGCAAACGCGATCGGCTTCGATGATCCCGACACGAAGGTCGTACACCGAGCCAACGCGACGAATCATCGGCGTAATGACAAAACAGTCGCCGCTCATCAACGTTGACAGCATTACAAGCGACTGGAGCTGATAAAAGTTCTGGCGTCGTTCTACGTCGCACATCACGCTATCCGACCACAAGCGCCATTCACGCTCGGTATTGGCTTCCCAATCGCTCGCTTCCTCATCCGACATGCCGAGAAATCCGGCGTCGATCTGAGAATTCAAGCTCAAGCCGCTACCAACAACGTTCGTGCGAATTGTCTTCAGCGCACCCGTCGCGATAGGAGCCGTCATGTACAGCATGCGCGATCTGGCGCGAAGCGTCTCGATGTTTTCGACGATGTCTTCGTCGGCATCGGTCGTTGTACTTCGCCACCCGATCATCGACTTCTTTGCGTAGCTGGCACCGCCATGAGAGTAGCCGGAGCTGACCACCCTCGCAGGAGCGCGAACTGCAGTAGCTAACTCTTGGGGCGGAGATGGCGAAGCAAGAGTTCCGTTTGCTTCGAATAACTTACTCATCCGTCATCTCCTACAAATCCCTCGGCACTCCGCGGTATACGCGACTCCTGCCGGTCTCGGCCGCCTCGAGCGCAGCCACTTCCTTTCGCCAGTACTTGATCATGTTCATGATCTGATTGAGACTGGCGCGAGTCATAGTGCGAGTGCCGATCGTGTAAGACTGGCCGGCGGCAACTTCTCGCGACGCCTCAAGCCAAAGCTCGAGGTTTCTCCTCGCTTCTTCAAGCGTGATCCAAGCCATTCGACCTCCTAAAAAGAAAGCCCCCGGAGCCGAAGCGCCGAGGGCACATGTTGTTCGTAGTCTTGAAGCGGCCAAAATACTTCAGTGGTGGGGTTGTTTAGGTTGGCTTCCCTTCTCCGCCGTATGATGCAATAAGCATCTCTGCGCAAGCTTCATAGTCTTTAATTAGCTCGTCGAGGCGCTTCCTGCAGTACGTAACAACGTGATGTTCGGTTGCCACCTCGACGATTTCCTTGTGGATGCCGTCCATCGTCTCCAACAGGCGACGCTGTGAAACGCGGACAGGTATCCCCTCTTGCTTTCGGTTCGTCATCTCTTGCTCCTTTAAAGTTGAACACCTCGAGAGATAGTCCCTCGACGACGGACACGCCTTTGAGCCGGTAGAGACTCCACAGCCTTCTGGCCCGTGTAGTAGCGCTCGAGCACGTCGAAGTTTGGCGTCAGAAGCTCCATCGCCGCGGTTGCATAGACCGCGCAGTCCAGAGCCTCATTGCGCTGGCGAAGCTTCACCCAAACGAGCCTCGAGCCGTTCTTGTCTCGGACAACTTCCTGCTTTTCAGCGGTAAGCTGCTTGAAGAAGTCTTCCGTGAAGCCCGCGTCCACATTCGCATCAAAATGAACAAAGTTCGGACCCGCCTCTAGCACGTCAAGGCGATCCATCACCTTGCGCTTGCCGGCATCAACGCCGAGCGGGAAAAGCACGGCCTTCTCTGTACCGGCACGACTCGGCTTACCTACGAAAGGCAAATCCGCGCCGCCTCGGCCTTTGATCGAGAAAACTCTCTGACGCTCCCTCGCCCGCGTGTAGGCGTACACATTGTTCGTGTACATGCCGTCACCAGAGTCGATGAAGACACAAGAGACAGGCATCTTCACGCCGCTCGAGTGCTTGTACTCAGTCTCGAGCACGCCATCGAGCATTTCCCACGTCTTTTGGTCATCGGGCAAGCCGTAGAGCACTCGATGACAAATCCCCCAGCACTCGCGATCGTGGCCCCACCCATAGATGGAGCACTCGAGGCGATTGCGCTGAACGTCAACGCCAGCGGTAAGCATGAGGACTCCTTCCGGCAAGTGCTCAGTCGGGTATTCCTCGCGTCGGTCTAGCAGCTGGTCAAAGTCCCCTTCATCGGGATTGATCGCTGTGAAAGGTTCTCCAAGCTTCAAGTTGATGAACTCCCTCAGCTTTTCGCGATTGTTTTCAGCAGTGCACGAAACCCACTCCTCGACCAAGCCGTGAAGCGTGACCCAAGGCGAGTAAAGCGCATTGCATTGATACCCCTTGACCGAATGGCCGGGGTTATGCGCGATCCATCGACCGGTAGACAGCATATTCAGGTCAGGACGGTACGGGCCGCGTGTCTTCGCGCCGCACTCAGGACAGTACATTGCCGCAGTCATCGGAAGCGCATTCCCGTTCTCGTCCTTGTCCCACCTGACCAAATCCCACACGAGGCGATGTTCATGACCGCAGTGCGGGCACTTGACGTAGAAGTACCGCTGATCCGACTCCTTGAAGGCTTCGTAGATCTTTGATTCTTCCGTCGTGGTCGGCGTCGAGACAAGCACAATCTTTCGACTGGCTTCAAAGTTCGCGGTACGCTGTACCGCAAGCTTGATCGGATCACCTTCCTTCGTCACGCCGTAGCGGTCAACTTCGTCGCACAGAAGGACGCGAATCGGGCGCGAAGCCAAACCCGCAGGGGAATTGGCACCGACAAGCGCCAGATAGCCGCCCGGGTAGTGCTTCATGCGAATCGTCGTCGACGACTTGCGAGAAGTCCCCTTCTCGTCCTTGCCTTCCTCAAGTTTTCCCTTGAGCCCAGGCGAGTAAGCAAACATCGGACTGATGCGCTCTTTCGAGAAAGCCTCTGCCATTTCAACCGTCGGTTGAAGCATCAGCTGCGGAGAAGGCTCTTGGTCGGCGTAATAGCCCATGATGCCAAGAAGCGCTTCCGACTTGCCGAGCTGAGAACTGAACATTAAAACAACCTTTTCGGTCTCGCGATCAGTCGCAGCATCCATCGGCTCTTTCAGGTATGGAGTTCTACTGGTGCGCCACTTGCCCGGCTCGGGCGACGTGCCCGGCGGTACGACGCGGAACTCGTCCGCCCATTCGCTACCCGTCAGGCGTGAGATAGGTCGGCAGATACGAGCAAACTCGTCACTCCAAATCCCCATCTTTCACCTCGTCGTCGGCAGTGAATTGACCGCCGTGAATCTTCTCAAGAAGTTCGTTGAACATTGACTCCAGAACGGCCTCAACGTCACGCTGGCTTCTGTGCTCGAGCAGGCCCGCAAAGCGAGAAGGAGCGGCAAGGCAAAAAGAGCGAAGCCTTTCAGCCGTTGCACGGGCATCCGCTTTCACGTCGGCCACGGCAACGAACTCGCCGCGCATAACCTTCGCCTCCATCTCCTTGATCTCAGCGAGGTACGTTTCCTTCTTCGCGCGAGCTTCATCAAATGACAAAAGGCCTTCGGCTTCTGAAGCTTCCCTTTCTCGTTCTTCTTTTTCACGGGACTTTTCTTCGTCCAGTTGAGCAACAATTTTCAGCGCATCATCGACCGGAATCTTTCCGTCAGTGGTTTTTGGAATGATGTTGCGCTGGCACTGCGAGACCACCCAAGAATGCGAGCGACCAATCATCCGCGCAAACTCTCGAATTCCCGCTGTTTTCAGCGACATACGCTCCTCCAGTAAACACAAACAAAAGCCGAGCGATAAGCTCCTTTTTAGTGGTCAGACCACATTTTCAAAACTTATATCTAGACGACTTTCGCGAGCTCGCCATACCCGCAAGCCTTTTTCGAACTACGGGAGAACCTACCAGGTTCTTTTCTTCACCATTTTGATTCCCAACCTACAAATATTTCATTGAGCCGGCACCGGCTCCTGGCCCTTGTCATCAGTCACAGCATCGTAGACAGCATTGCCTGCCATCGATCCTGCGAACGATCCGGCAACAGTAGACCAGAAGCCACCGCCAGAAGAGGCAGGAGCAGATTGATTCACCGTCTGGTTGATGACGGTCGTATTCTTCTTCACAACGGTCGTGCGCTTCGGTGCATAGCTCTTCGTAGTAGCGGGACGGGAGAACGAACGTCCACCGCTGAACCCACGACCGCCACGTGCTTCCGCCGCTGTAGAAACGAAAAAGGCGACCGCAATGGCCGCCACAATAGCTTTCTTCATTTTGTCCCTCGAAATAGAAAAGCCCCCGAGGTTTCCCCCGAGGGCGTCATGCTCTCCCTGGTGTATCGTTGAAGCTCTGACCCTAACAACATACCCCATAGGATTTCCAATTGAAAAAAGACCTCAGCGCATTCATGCCCGAAGCTCTTGGCCACCCCTATCCAGGAGAGGTGTTGCGTACCGCTCAAGAAGTTGCCGAGAAACTCAGGCCCTTCTATGAATCTGCAAACTTTTCCATGTTTAATGCCGCAAGCGAACAGGCGGCAAGACTAAACAAAAGTCTGCGCACAATCAACGCCATCAACGTAAAGTGTGCAAAGCAGCTTGAAGTCGCAAGCGCACTCACCAGGCATATTGATCCCGCGCTCTGTCAAGCGCTCAACAAAATGCCGCCTATGCCCGCTATCCCCGTCACACCAATGCTGGGACTTGAACAACAAAAGCTGTTCAATGATTTGACAACAGCCAGCCAGATACTTCAGCACACATTAGGCGCAAAACTTGACCTCTTGTCGCTCGATCGCGCCATGCAAGTCGAGCGAGTTCTGTCAAAGCTTGATCTATACGTTCCAAATCTGGCCGACTATGACCATATCCCGCTGAAAGACATGCTCTCGACATTGATCGACTGTCGACCTGAAGAGTATGCCGATGTTCTTAAGAAGCGTTTCCCACGCCCCAAAAAACACAGTAAAAGAAAGAAAGGCCACAAACGTAAAGCTTACAGAAAAAACCGCAAAAAGCGTATCAACGAGCTTTTATATTGGCTCGGTGTGTTTTTCACCATTCACAGTTGGCTCCTTGACAACGGGTTTTGCGAGCCGCTCTCTTCGTCTCCGGGACTTTTTGACAATCCCCCATCCCAAATCGAGCAGCGCGTCGATAAGAGCGGCGAACCCAATAGCCATGATGAACAGCTGTGCAACCCAGGGGTATGTTGCGGCCGCAATAGCGAGGCAGAAGGCAGCACAAGCGCTGAAAACAGGGGACAAACGCATGCCCAAACCTCCAAGTTGATTTGATTGCCTGGCACGGATGCGGGCAAATTGAGAAAGGGCGAGAATTTCTCCCCGCCCCGACCTCGGAGCAAACTGCCCTTAGGTAGCGAAATGGAAACCGCGCGGAGTGAGCTTCCAGGGGACAATCCGTCCCCGGCTAGGCTTGCGCGGTGTTGTAAACGAAAAAGCCCCCGAGGTTTCCCCCGAGGGCGTCATGCTCTCCCTGGTGTATCGTTGAAGCTCTGACCCTATCAACGTAACCAACGAGGCAAGCTATGAATGTTGATCGTGAGCAGCAGAGGCAAATCCTCTACATGCTTTTTAACGCTTATCCGTGGACGACGAACGACGTTTCAGTTCACATCAAACAGATGATCGATGACGATACATCGAGAACCGTCGGCAACCTTCTGTACCTACAGCGACACGGCCTTATCGAACACTGTGTTGACATAATCCCTGGTGGAAGAGAGCAGGTTGTCGTAGACGGCATCGAAGCCAAGTTTTACCATTACCATGGATGCCCTGCCCTCACAGAAAAAGGCATCGACTTCCTACTGGGAGACGAAGGCCTAAGCGCCATCCTCAACACAAGGATCGTTCGCATTGAAGAGTCTTCTCTGCGCACGCTGTCCCAAATGTTAATCGAAAACTCCAACGCCCCAGAATCCGACAAGAAATCCGCTCTTGAAGGTCTTAAGAAAATTCCTTTGGATGTACTGCGAAAGTGGCTAACCGGGCTAGGGGATAAGGCAATGCCGAATCAGGAGGCAGTACTTGATCTAATACGTACTGCGTTAACTTTTGCCGCCTGAAGTTTCTGGTTCTGCCTGTCGACCTGAATACCGAGATGCAGAGCGGTGTTCCGCTCATATTCTCAAGGCGCAGGCAGAATGCCGACAGTGCACGAGCGGTCGTCCAGAGTTCAGTTACTGTTGCGGATTGATCGCCGCAGCCAAAATCCCTTACGCTGTCGAGAGCCACGACCGGCGCTTCACACGTAAAAGGAATGTGTTGTGTTCTTTCAGTCATACCTCTCTCCGATTATTGAAGAAGCCGGTACGAATAAACGAACCTTGCCTGTCCTGCGTCGGTATCGATAAAGCGGACACCCTCGAAGTCTCCATCAGCGGCAAGCCCAAGGCGGCGACGTCGGCGCGCACTCGCAGCAACATAGAGCCGAACAAGCTTATCCATAAGCCAGTTATCAAATCGATCTAGCATTTTTCAACCCCAACGCAGAAAACTGTCAGGCAGCGCGGATCAATTCAACATCGTCGTTAAATAGATCGGCTAACACGGGCAAAGAAAAAGCGGCCTATCCAGAGATTATCGGATAAGCCGCTTTTACTGCAACCCGCATGAAAGGGGAACAGACTCGAGCCTTTCCATGCATCACCAGTTTTTTCGGAGCTGTTTTCCCGGGCACGGCAACGCGAGCCAAATGACTCGCGTATCGGCGCGGACTAGTACCGGCATAAAACTGATGCTCAGATTCTAGCACGACACAATATGTTGTGCAACATGCGCATCGCCAACAACATATGGTATTCATACCTGCCCTGACGAATGCCGGCCCGGCGGCACGTAATCCAAATCGGGCGGCTTGGCGACGCATACACTTCTTGCAAAAGACGCTTCTCTCGAGACTCGAGCATCTTGCTCCACGCCGCCTCAATCTCCAGTGCATCCACGACATCGATCTTGATCGGTATCTCCTTTACCCCTTCCGTCTGTTGATAGCCGGCTTCCCGCATGATGCCGAGAATGGAACTCGTCCCCTGCGGCTTTCCCTCTCTCGACCACCTGCTCCAGTTCTCCAGTCGCACCTCAAGAATCCTGCGCTCAGCTTCGTCCATCCTTTTCCTCCCGTTTATTTTTAGGGATCCCCGTGAGATGATTGAAGTTGTCTCCCCAGACAAACCATCAACCACCCCACGGAGAAAAGCTTGTTAGAAATTGTTCAATTCGCCACTTCTGTCATGCCCGTTCAGATCTACGTTCCGATCCTTCTGCTTCTCTGGTGGCTTTGGTCAGGGAAGCAATGGCCTAAATTTGTTGTTGCCGTTTCCGATGCCGACAGTACGGAAGCCGCTCTTTGCATCACGGAAACAAGCACTCTTCGCAATGCGGACTTCTCGATTCTTTGCTTATCTCCAACTTCCTTCTCCGTTGCGCCGATCATCGCCCCAAAGATGAAAGTTGCCGTGATCGACATAGGGATCAATTCCGCCGGGCACTTGAAGCAAATACCTGTAGTGAACTTCTCATCACATGCGGACTTCATCGTCATGCTTCCGTTACCAACTTCGTGGGACGCCGTATGCAGACTGATGCTTCGACCGAGATGTGCATTCACTCGTCCAGTTCCGCCACCGAGAGCAAAAGGGCCGAGGGTGATCAGTCCCGGGGTAAGGCCATAGCCGCCCCTGCTCAGTCCTTCACGGTCGCTGCTTCTCCTCCAAAACCCTGATCCGGTACTCCAAGTCATTGATCCGTTTGTCGCGTTTCTCGAACTCCCGGTCGATAGCCTCACCGACCTTTTCGGCTGCGACCCGAAGCTTCTCCACGTCGATGGAAGGTCTGCACAGCAGGTAGATGATCGCAACAAAGCCGATGGTGAACCACGCAAAATCACTCATGTTCATGCTCCTTCGCCCAGGCATCGCGACAGTCCGCGTCGCACCACCGTCTGGCCTTCTTGATTCCTTCCACCGTTGCCGGCACATGGTCAATCTCTTTTCCGCAGAAGAGGCACAAGCTCACCAGTCGCGGCTTTGGTCCTTCACACCGTCTGGTTGACTGAAGCGCCACCCTCATCATCCATTGATCGCTTCTAAAAGCTCGATCCGCATCGTCCATTTTTCACTTTTCTCCTTCATGACTGTGACAGATCTGTACCAGATCGATCTGTCACGCCTTTTTCCTGTCCCGCAGGCGAAAGACCGTAGGTGTGACAGATGTGACAATGAAACTCTCCATTGTTATGCCCAGAAGCGACATGCACATGGTGGTGGAGGTGCAGTTTTTTACACCTCCTCCTTCTATCTCTTTTTTCTGTTCTTTTTTGAGTAAATCATCTGTCACAGTGTCACAGTGCTTCTTTTCGCCTGTAAGAGTAGCGAAGAGCTGTGACAGATGATCTGGTACACATCTGTCACACTCAGAATGGAATGTCGTCCTTTTCAGCTTCTGGAACGTAGAACCGCTGAACGACTCCATCAACGCGCTGACGCTTTTGCACATATCCAAGCTCGCGCATAACTGCCGCAAGGCGGCGGCTGTCGGCGGGAGAGATGCGGCCTGCCGGCGTCCCCAGCGCAAGGGTCAGCAGGTTTGAAGGCGTCAAAAGGACAGGCAACCCCGACATATCAACCGGCTTAGAGTCAATCCATTCGCGGATAGGATCAGCCCACGCGTCGGAGCGCATGTACGACAGATTTTCGACTTCGCTCAGGCGCTCCACTTCTCGATGCTCGATGCCGAAGCGCTTGAAGATCTCGCGGCCCTGCGCCCACAGCTGGAGAAGATCGCGCTTGACCGCATCGATGTCGATGCTGGTGACGCGCACAGGCGCATAGCGTCGATTGCCCGTCCTGTCGGTCAAGAACTCCGATTCGTTTGTCGTCATCCAGAAGGTGCAGCGTCTCGGCGTTCTCGTCGTGTATTCCTTGTACTTCCTGACGTGCTCGTCATACTCGAGCGAGATGAAGCGCTTCAAATCCTCGACCTCTCGGCGGCCCATGCCTGAGAGTTCGGGGATTTCAATCGTGATCTTGCCGCGCATCTTTCGGGCGATGTCATCGTCCTTCGAGGCGAAGCTGATTTCAGACGAGAAGCGCTGCTCGATCGCCAGCACTTGAACGAGCGTCGACTTTTTCGCACCCTGCGGACCGACAAGCACCGGCACGATGTCGGCTTTGATGCCTGCTGGTGAAGTCGCTCGCCCCCACATTGCTGAGAAGATGTACTTCGCCACGGCCTGCGTGTACTGAGTCGACTCTGCACCGCAGTACGTCGTGAAGAAATCCGTCACGCGGTCAACGCCGTCCCACTGCGGCACCTGCTTTTCAAGGTACTCGCACATGTAATCGAATCGGTGATCGTCAGCGACAAGCTCGAGTGCGTCTCTCATCAGCTCTTTGGCGATTGGCTTGAACGGGCTTCCGTTGAGTGTCTCAAGCTTGTGGCGCATGCGGACGGTAAGCGAATCCTGAAGCTCAGTCCAGTCACCGTTTTCCTTCTTGACGACGCATTCGCCTCGGAAGGTATCGAAGCGTACTTCATAGCCTGAGATGCCGTTCTCGAGAGCGGCCACGAGTGGAGGAAGCGAGGACTCGATCTTGAAAGACTTCTGATCGATGTAGTGGCCGGCGACGCCCATAAACTTTGAGTAAGGCTTCTCCTCTTCCGTGAGCGGGACCTCTGGAAATTCATCCGCGCTTGTGCGCATGAAGCCCATCGAGACGGCCCACTTCACCAGATCAGAAATGTTGCGATGAGCGCAATGGCCGTGCAGGCACTTGAAAGCAGGCTCAGAGTAGCCGCGGGTCCCTGCCTGATAGTAGGTGCTCGAGCCGTCACCGGAGAAACCGCCCGTGTGTTCGTCTTCCCACGGACAAACAATGTCGAGTTCGCCGGGTGCTTTTTCCTGCTTGACATAGCCGTTGTCGCGAAGCCAGTCCGCGAGTCGGTCATGCGTTAACTCCGTTTTGCCCTTCTTTCGCCCGGAGGTCGACTGCTTGGCGTCATCTCCTACACCATACTTTTCCTGCACTTCCGTGAGGAAAGCCTCAACCTGCTCGGCACTGGCGGTCGGCATCTTGCCGATGTCGTCAGTCCAGGCATATCTCGAGCCTTTCGGATGAGTGCCGGCGGCCACGAACTGTTGACCCGTGCCGAGCACTTCGAGCATATTGCCGTCGCGCATCAAGATGCGTGTTTTGGCGTACTCGCCTTCATAGCGCACGGGAGCAAGCCAACGCGGCGCACCACCTCGAGTGCGAAGCGGCGCATCTTTTGCGATGTGCTTTGTGAAAAGTTCGTGGATACCCCTCGCAAGTTCTTCATCATCACAGTCGCAGTCGAACGCGATAACGCCAACGCCAGTACGGACACAGATGCCATAGTCGCGGCACTTGCTCCATCGCGCGATTTCATCAGCTGTGGACACATGAGACGTCCAGCCGTGGAAGCCTGTCGCCTCGCCCTTATTGTTGATGCGCGAGGGCGTCTTGCCGAACGAGCGGAGTCTGGAGCTAGAAGAAACGGAAATGTTCGGGTTCTGCACTGCCGGCAACAGCATGCGCGTAAGCCCTGCGCCGATACAGGCTTTCCATTCTTCTGGGCAGGCACCAAAGGACGCGTTCATTCGGGCCTCCCTTTTTTGTACATACGACGAAGGGCGTCGACCAGCTCAAAACTGGTTGACGTCTGTTTGCCGTTTAAGATTTTTGAAATCGTTGGCTGGCTTGTTCGGCACTTTCTGGCGATGTCTGCCTGAGAGAATCCGCGGGCAACAAGACGCCGCACGAGTTCGTTTGGGGGTAAAAGCTGCATTGTGATTGGCTCTACATCTAAAGCGATACACTATCTTTGGAGAGTATACATCTAGAGCGATAGATTGTGAAAAAAATCACTTATGCTTTTGAGAAATATGGCTATCATCAGAGCTATAGTAACCACATCTACAATCAGGAGCCTTCACATGCTTCATGAAGTCTTAAAGGCCGCCCTGAGCAATGCCAGTCTTGGGCCTACTGAGCTGTCTCGCAGAAGTGGCGTCCCGATCGCCACAGTGTTTCGCCTGTTGAACGGGACCAACGACAATCCAAAGCTTGAAACTCTCGCCAGGATCGCCAACGCGCTAAGCATGTCTGTATCGGAATTACTTTCCGGAACATCGTCTGCTACGAGCGCATGCCCGCCGGTTGACGAGTCCGACTACGTAGCCGTTCGCTCGCTTGACCTTCGCCTTTCTGCTGGCCCCGACGCGGAAGCCTGCTATGAAGATTGCCAGGCAGACAAAATGGTTCTGTACAACCGTTCTTTCTTCCAGGAGATGCAAATCACCCCTACTCACGTAGCCAGAATGCGCGTCTCCGGTCACTCGATGGAACCGCTGCTTGCTCATGGCGATTACGTACTCGTTGACCTACACGACAGAGAGCGAATCGTTGACTTCAAGGTTTACGCAATTCGCGTCGAGGGCGAGTATCGCGTCAAGCGCTTGTGCCGGAAACTGGACGGCACGATCATTCTCATAAGCGACAATCCAAAATATGAAGAAGAACGCCTGACGCCAGACCTTCTCGCGTCAATTGACTTCAAGATCATCGGTAGAGTTATCGAGCGCTCAGGAACCGCCGCGTTTAGCTAGCGACCCAAAGGTACTGTTGTGGATATTGAGTACAGCGACTACATCGTCTATGTAGATGAAAGCGGAGATGCAAACTTAGACAAGATCTCTCCTACCTTCCCCGTTTTCGTCCTGTCGTTTTGCATTTTCAAAAAGGACAGCTATGCAGAAACCGTGATCCCCGCAATGAGCAAACTAAAATTTAAAACGTTTGGCCATGACATGGTTGTGCTACACGAGCGAGAGATCCGGAAAAAAGAAGGGATATTCTCTCAACACTCCAAAGAGATTCGAGAAGCTTTTTTAGAGGAGCTGACTGAAATCATCGATGGCGTTGACCTGACGTTAATTTGCGTTGTAATACGTAAGGAGGCACTGAAAAGTCAGTACACGATTCCATATGAGCCTTACGCCCTCGCCATGCAATACGGCTTGGAAAGGATTTGGGATTTCTTAAAGTACAACCGGTGCGAAAACAAAAAGTTGCACATAGTGTTTGAGTCTAGAGGGAAGCAAGAAGACGCCGCTCTCAAGTTAGCTTTTCGCGACATCTGCTGCGGCGAAAATAGAAATCAGAAGCCCTACCCTTTCGACATTGTTTTCGCCTCAAAGGCCGTAAACTCTAATGGCCTCCAGCTAGCCGATCTCACTGCTAGGCCCGTTGGGCTGTACGTCATGGACAAGAGCAGGCCCAACAGGACGTTTCCTATCTTAGAAAAGAAATTTTGGAAAGGCGAAATGCAATGCACCCACTACGGGAACGGCCTAAAAGTTTTTCCATAGCCATAAAAAGCGAAAGGCCCCTGATCCGAACCAGAGGCCATAACGCCGGGTGGGTAGTCCCTCCCCATTTATCGCTAGTATAGCCCTCCCAAAAGCACTCGTCAACCCACCAACCCTCCTGTCACACGGGAGGGTTTTTTATTACCTTACGAAACATTTAAGGGTAAACACCTATCGCACAAACGCGATATAGGCGCGCATAATGAGCCTATCTTTCAAGCGATGCAAGCATCGCTTTAGGTATACATCATGGCACACGCATACACCTCATCGCGCAGCAAGCGCTTGCTTTCCTCCCTTCTCGACATTCTCTGCGGCAAATCCTATGCCGGTGACGACGATCAGGAAAAGCTGATTGCTCTGGTCCAAACAGTCGTTGTCATGACCCCGCTGATTCTCCTTCTCTTCTACTCGAAGGAGTTCTTTCATCTCATCGTCAGCGTTTTCAACTTTTTCCTGTAATCCGACTGCCGCCGTCATCGGGTAGGTATCAGACGAGCCTTGTACCTATCCTCACTAGATCCGATGACGGCGGCAGACGGTCCTTCCTTGTCGAGAAAGTGATGTCCATCGAACAACTCATTCATGACCACACACTCGCAGTTCAGAAGAACACCGAAGAACTGCAAGCCGTCCGAACTGCGCTGGAGGCTCTTGTCTCTCGCCTTCAGTGCTCCGCCAGTCCGGCCCCCGCGATCGCCGCGCCTGCTGTCCCCACCGCCGAAGTGGAGCATTTTCCTGAGCAGGTGACGACGATCGCGGCGGAGGACCTTCCGACCGCCGGCACTGCCGCCGATGCTGTCGGCAAGGCTGAAGAACCCACGCCTTTTGACGACGTTCCCCCGTTCGACGAAGAGCCTGCTGTCGAAGTCACGTACGAAATGCTTCGCGATCTCGGCATCAAAGCTTCCGTTCGCTTCGGGCGTGATTTCGTCGTGAAGAATCTTGCCGCCTATGGCGCAAAGACCCTGAAAGATCTGGATCCGAAGCATTACGCCGACATCTTCAAGGCGTTCAGCGAAGGAGAAGAGTGATATGGCGCATGCCCTTCTCTCTCCCTCTTCCGCCGCTCGCTGGATGGTCTGCCCGGGTTCTGCAAGCCTCTGCCGTCATGCTGCATCTGACGCAGGGCAGGACATGTCTTTTGCTTCTGAAGGCACGTTCGCTCACGAGGTCGCCGCGGCCCTGCTGATGGGCGCAGAACTTCCGAAGTCCAAAACCTACAGCGCCAGTGAAGTCGCTGATGAGGTCCGCCCGTACGTCGAGTACATCCGCACCCTGCCCGGCACGCTTCTTGTCGAGCAGAGTCTCGGCATCGACTCGATCACAGGTGAAGTCGACGCCTACGGTACCGCTGACGCTGTACTGGTCGGCGACGAAGAACTCATCGTCTGTGATTTGAAGTACGGCATGGGCGTCAAGATCGATGCCGTCGACAATCCGCAGATCGCCATTTATGCGGGCGCTGCTTATGCCGCCTTCGGTGATCTGGTTGGCGACATCAAGCGCGTCCGCGCTGTCATCGTCCAGCCGCGACTTGACCACGTGTCCGAATGGGCGCTCACCATTGATGAGCTTCAGGCCTTCCTGAAGAAGATCAGCGCATGCGCCGATACGGCCCGTGCTCAGCTTGCCGCTAACGATGAGGACCTGTGTCTCTGCCCCGGCAAGGCGCAGTGCCAGTTCTGTGACGCTTCCTCTCGATGCCGCGCCTATCTCGAATTCGTCGAGAAGTCGTCAGGCGTCAGCCTTCCGAAGCCCGCATGCCAGCTGATGACGAATGAGGAACTCGCTCGAGTCCTTCCAGCCGTCGAAGCCGTCGAGCAGTGGTGCAACAGAGTCCGCGAAGACGCCTTCCAACAGCTCCTCGCCGGCAACTCCATTCCTGGCTACAAGCTCGTAGCGGGCCGCGAAGGCCGCCGAGTTTGGGCCGATGAAAAGCTGATCGAAGAGCTTCTCAAGCGCATGAAGGTCCCTGTCGCTGATCGCTACACGAAGAAGCTGATCAGCCCGACTCAGGCCAAAAAGTTGATCAAGCAGCAGGTGCTCACGGAAAAGCAGTGGTTGCGACTGGAGGAGCACATCAAGCGCTCCGAGCCTAAGCCCTGTGTTGTTCCCGAGTCCGACAAGCGTCCCGAGTGGGTTCGCTCTTCTGCTGAAGACTTCCCCGATTTATCTACCGCTTCTGAATAAGGATTTTTGTTATGTCGAAGCAACTTCTTTCCGGCCGCATGGCCTTCCCCTACATCTTCGAGCCGCGTCGCAATGACGACACGGGCGTCGAGAAATTCGAACTGACGCTTCTCATCAAGCCGGAACACGCTTGCGTCAAGAAGTACGCCGCCGAGTGCCTCAAGCTCGCGACTGAAAAGTTCGGTGGTGAACAGAAGGCTCGTGCCGTTCTCCAGGCTCGCCCGATCTTCAAGCGTGGCGACGAACGCGATAACCCGCCTGACGGCTACGCAGGCAACTACTACCTGACGCTTCGTTCCAAGACGATGCCCGACTTCTACTCCGCCGACCGCAAGCGCCTCACGCTCGCTCAGGCGAAGGAACTCTTCTACGCAGGTTGCATGGTCAACGTTCTCAGCTCCCCGTGGGCATACGACGCCAAGGGCAATCGAGGCGTCAGCCATGAACTTCTGTCGATCCAGTTTGCCGGCCACGGCGATGCGTTCAGCGGTCGACCGTCCACCAGCGCGGATGACTTCCCCGATCTCTCTGCCGGCGGTAACGATTCGTTCGGCGAGAGCATGGACGACATCCTCTAACACAAACAACAGCAACCCACACGAACCATGACCAGACTCTTTCTTGACATCGAAACCTACTGCGAGACGCCGATCAAGGCCGGAACGCATCGCTACGCGGAAGGCGTCGAGATCATTCTCTTCGCGTACGCCTTCGACGAAGAGCCTGCCGCCGTGATCGACTTGACCGCGCAGGACAGCCTTCCGCAGCGCGTTCTGGATGCTTTCAACGATCCGGCTGTCGAACTGTGGGCGCACAACTCGCACTTCGACCGGACGATGCTCAAGCGCTTCTATCCTGAAGTCGCGGATCCGCGCCGCTGGCGTGACACGATGATTCTTGCGTATGCGCACTCTCTCCCCGGTTCCCTCGGAGAGCTGTGCGAAATCCTCGGCCTTCCGACTGACAAGGCAAAGGACAAAGACGGGCGCAGACTCGTACAGCTCTTTTGCTCGCCCCGTCCCGAGTACTCGCAGATTCATCGTGCCACTGCCGAGACGCATCCCGACGATTGGGAGCACTTCTGCGATTACTGCCGGTTGGACGTCGAAGCTATGCGCGAAGTCTGGCATCGGCTGCCGAAGTGGAATTCGGAGAACTACGGCCTCTGGCCTGAATGGTCCATCGATCAGGACATCAACGATCGCGGAATGGCGATCGATCTTCAGTTGGTCGACGAAGCCATCAAGGCCGCCGACGCCGACAAGGCTCGCGCGAATGATCTCGTATACGAAGCGACCGATGGTGCGGTATCTACGATCGGCCAGCGTGACGAATTCCTGAAACACATCTTGTCGGCCTACGGCGTCAGCCTGCCTGACATGCAGAAGTCGACGCTTGAACGTCGTCTGAATGACGAAAGTCTGCCGATTCAGGTGCACGATTTGATCGCACTGCGCCTCGAGACCGGCAAGACTTCCGTACAGAAGTACAAGGCGCTTCAGACCTGCACGTCGTCCGACGGACGCCTTCGCGGATGCCTTCAGTTTATGGGCGCAATTCGCACGGGCCGTTGGACCGGGCGGCTGTTTCAGCCGCAGAACCTGCCGCGAGGCTCGCTCAAGCCGGCAGAAGTCGAAGCCGCCATCGAGGCCATCAAGGCTGGCGTCGTCGATCTCATGTACGAGAACGTTACGTCGACCGTCTCGAGCTGCATCCGCGGCGCAATCATCGCACCGAAGGGCAAAAAGCTTGTCGTCGCCGACCTCTCGAACATTGAAGGCCGCGTGCTCGCCTGGACGGCGGGTGAAGAGTGGAAGCTCGAAGCTTTCCGTGCCTTCGACCGTGGCGAAGGTCCTGACCTCTACAAGGCGACGTATGCCAGAACCTTCGGCATCAAGCCCGAAGAAGTCACGAAGCCTCAGCGCCAGATCGGCAAGGTGCTCGAACTCTCGCTCGGCTATCAGGGAGGCGTGCCTGCTTTCTTGAACTTCGCGAGCATCTACGGGCTTGACCTTGATGAGCTTGCAGTTCACACGCGTGAAGCGATTGAGCCGAAGTTTTGGCACGAAGCCGCAGACGCTTATGAATGGTTCAAGAGCAAGGGCCTGACCGCCGGCTTGAAGCCCGACACGTTCATTGCCTGTGAAGCGATCAAACGTGCGTGGCGCTCGGCGCATCCCGCCATCGTCAACCTCTGGTCGAAGTGTGACGAAGGCTCGAGGTCAATGGCCGCCCACGGCAAGGGCTGCGTCCGTGCAGGAAAGGTCCTTCTCGGCCGCAAGTCCGCGGGTTATGGCGCACTGCTTCTCCCTTCGGGTAGATACGTCTGCTACCCCGGCGCACGAGAAGCGAAGCCCGACGAAAGAGCGACATTCGTCTACTACGGCATCAACCAGTACACGCGCAAGTGGAGCGAGATTCGCTCGTATGGCGGGAAGGTGGTTGAAAACGCATGTCAGGCGATCGCTCGAGACGTGCTCGCGTCGACCATGCCGGCCATCGAGGCCGCCGGCTACAAGGTGGTGCTTTCGGTCCACGACGAACTGATCACCGAGTGTCCAGACACGCCCGAGTACTCGGCGGAGCACCTTTCACGGCTTATGTCGACTGCGCCCGCATGGGCTTCTGACCTGCCTCTCGCCGCCGCCGGCTTTGAGGCTTACCGATACAAGAAGGATTAATCAAATGGCAATTCAAGACATAGCAGAAGGCGATCCGCTGAGTCAGCGAGAAGTCGAGCTTTTGTCCTTGCTGGCGAAAGGGATGACTCAAAAGGACGCATGCGAGGTTTTGGAAATCTCGCACCGCACGCTATCAGCTCACATGAAGTCGATCTACAAAAGGCTGGGCGTTCACAACCTCGCTGAAGCGATTTACGAAGCATTTCAAATCGGCATTTTCAAGGTAATCACCGGAGACAAGAAATGACACGCGAAGAACTCATCCATGACGAACTCGGCACGATGATCAGCTTTTACACGCCCATTCGAGTTTTGTCCCGCCTAAAGGGCATCAAGAGGATGCTCGAGCGAGGCGACTGGAGGGCCGCGCAGCTTGCCGCGATCGATCTCGAAAACGATCTCGAAAGTACCCGCGCCGACGTGAACGACTTGATCACCTGCATCGAAACGAACGATGAATTCGGAAAGGAAGTAAACGAATGACAGACAACATCAACCACCCGGCTCACTACGAAGCGGCGGGGTATCTGGTTCAGCCGATCGACGTCACGGAAGGATTGCCCTTCTGTCTCGGCAATGCGGTTAAGTACCTCGCCCGTGCCGGCAAGAAGGACGGCTCGCCTGAAGTCGAGGACCTGAAAAAGGCTCGTTGGTACATCAAGCGTCAAATGCAGGCGTGGAAAGACGCCGACGAAACCTACCTCGTTCTTGACCGAGAAACGTCCGCGGCTCTTCTCATTCTCGAACAGAAGAAGCACCAGGACTTCATGGTCTTCGAGATCGAGGAAGAGACGGGCCTTTACTGGTGTGACATGGACTATCTCGAGCAGGCGTCCGCAATTCTCGCCAAGCGAATCATGGAGAAGGAGGGTGCCCGATGAAAGTTTTCCTATACGTCCTTTTGTTCCTGTGCCTGAGCGGCTGCTTCGTCGTGCTGTTACCAATCCTGCTGTCTAGCTCAGACATCATCGCAATCCTTCTTGGACTCACCCTTTTCTTTTGCCTTGTCGGCTCAATCATCTATCAGCTTTGGGAGAAATTTAATGTTTAAAGAAACTACTGCCATTGGACTCTGCGCGGCGGCCGCTGTCGCAATCGTTGGTGGCGTCTACCTCGCCTGCAACATCAACACGGTTCAAGCCGGCTACGTCGGCGTCCGCGTTAACCTCTACGCGGACAAGGGCGTCCAGAACGAAGTTGTCGGCACCGGCCGCTACTTCATCGGCATCAACGAGAAGCTGTACCAGTTCCCGACGTTCAACCAGCTCAAGAACTACGAGTTTCCGTTCACTTTCCAGACCTCTGACGCAATGGACGTTCGGGCAAATGTCGGCGTCGAATACAACATCGACCAGGCAAAGGTTGCCACAGTTTTCACGACGTACCGCAAGGGCATCGACGAGATTACCGACGTCAATCTTCGCCAGTACATCTCCGATGCGCTCATCAAGAATGCCGTGAGCATGGACATCAACCAGCTGACGCAGGGTGGCAAAACTAAGCTTCTCGAAAGCGTGACTGCCGACATCCGCAAGAAGCTTGATCCGGTCGGCGTCCGCATCGTGAAGTTGTCCTGGATGACGGACCTTCGCTATCCCGAACAGGTTCGCCAGTCGATCAACGCGAAGATCGAGGCGACGCAACGCGCACTCCTTCGTGAAAACGAAGTCGCGCAGTCCAAGGCCGAAGCGGAGAAGGTTCGCGTGGCCGCTCAGGGTGAAGCCGATGCACGACTGACTCGAGCACGCGCAGAAGCCGAAGCCATCGCCATCAAGGCCAAGGCGCTTCGAGACAATCCGGGCATTCTTCAGCTCAACGCAATCGACAAGTGGAACGGTGTTCTTCCTGTCTATATGACTGACAGCGCAACCGTCCCGTTTGTACCCGTGAAGTGAGGATCCGAAGGATGAAAACGATTCCTTACGGCGAAAAGGTTCGAGAGATTGCCGAGCACTACGGCCCGATGCACCAGCTCGCGAAGGCGAACGAAGAGCTTGGCGAAGCAATTGCCGCGATCACTCGCTACACGCTTCAGCCCACGAAGGTCAACTTCAAGGCAATGGCCGAAGAGCTGGCAGACGTCACGATCATGATCGATCAGCTGAAAATTCTCGTGCCGGAACTGCATGGCGAAGTCGCACGAGCACAAATGAAGAAGGTCGATCGACAGCTCGATCGGATTGCCGAGGAGTCGATCCTCGAGGAATGGAGGAAGAAATGAACTTTACAGTCAACGCATCAACGGCATATCTCGGCGTAGCGGCCGCGACATGTCTGGCACGAACGGTTGATGAATTCGGCAACGAGATCGTGACGTGGGAAATGATGTACCCGCGATATGTGCACCCTGAGCTGATGACGCATCGCATGTTCTCTCGCAACGCGTCCAGCAGCCGAGCGACGCCGCTCCACGTGACGCTCGAGGAAGTGCGAAAGAACCCCATGTTTTTCAACTCCGTCGGCAAGAACTGCTCAGGCATGGTAGCCGGTGATGAAGTTTCTTTCGGCGAAAAGATGAGCTTCTTCGAAGACTGGAAGGATCTTGCGAACGAAGTGGCCAACCGCGTAGAAGGCATGAGCGCCGCCTACGGCATTCACAAGCAGGTTTTGAATCGCGCGCTCGAGCCTTTCCTTCCTATTCGGACGATCGTGACCGCGACGGAACTGGACAACTTCTTCAAGCTCCGACTTGCCAAAGACGCTCAGCCGGAAATGCGCGCACTGGCTCTCACGATGAAGATGTCGATGCTCGCAACAAAGGTCGACGAATTGACGACGCACATGCCCTATGCGGAATTCTTCCCGGACGAAAACGACTTCTGGGCGCTTCTGGTCCGATGCACAGCGGCCTGCTGCCGCGTCTGTGTCGGCAAGCAGGAAGGACGAAAGTCGACGCTTGAAGAGGACAAGGCCCTTGTGAAGATGTTGCTCGAGAAAGGACACATGACGCCGCTCGAGCACTGCGCCCGTGCTGAGGGAACGCCTTATGCAATGTACGCAAACTTCCGCGGCTGGAAGTCGCTTCGCTACCTTCGCGAAAAGGAAGGCGAAAAGGTATTCGGAGGCTTGATCGATTGACGCCGGAAGGGAGGCTTGTCGCCTACATCAAGCAGCGAGTCAAGACCCTCGGCGGTTCAACCCGAAAGTGCGAGTGGTCCAACCACGCGGGAGCACCGGACATCTTCGTCATGCTCGACGGAAAGCACTTTTGGGTTGAACTCAAGAAGGAGGGAGAGCACCCGCGCCCCATCCAGCTACGCGAACACAAGCTGATGAGAAACGCCGGGTGCGAAGTTTACGTGCTCGATTCAAAAGAAAAAATAAACGAGCTTTTGAATTTAAAAACTAAATAAATAGGAGGCAAAAGATGATGGTTATCAACGTGGTAATTATATTTTTAATTCTTATTATTGCCTTTATCATCGCTTACCTCGTCGGGCTGGCAGGGCAGATCACCGCAATGCGCGAGCATCTGGCATCAACTGCCGCCCGTGCCGATGCAGTTCTCGCTACTTCGCCCGACGTGCATCAGCGTTTGACCTCTCTCGAGCGAAAGTACACGGGACTTGCTCGGTACCTGCGAGAGATTCAGAAGCGCCCGAGCCGACAGAACCGTGACAAGAAGAATGCGGAGCATATGTGATGACGCACTTCACGCCAAGACCGTATCAGCGCATCATCATGGACCACATGATCGGCACGCCTCGATCGATGGTCTGGGCAGGAATGGGCATGGGAAAGACCGCATCGACGCTTTTTGCGCTTGACACCTTGAAGCGTCTCGGCGATGAGTGCTTTCCCGCGCTCATCCTTGCACCGCTCCGCGTAGCCCAGTCGACGTGGCCGGATGAAGTTGAGAAGTGGAAATCAGATCTTCTGCTGTCGATCGTTCCGATTGTCGGATCACAGTCTGCACGTCGTGCAGCGCTCAGGAAGCCTGCGGACATCTACACGATCAACTATGAAAACTTGCCGTGGCTCGAAAAGGAGCTTGGCGATGCCTGGCCCTTCAAGACAGTCATTGCTGACGAATCCACGAAACTCAAGGGTTTCCGCCTCGGCGGAGGCGGCGGACTTCGCGCCCGTGCCTTGTCTCGAGTTGCCTTCAAGTACGTGACGCGTTTTGCGGGTTTGTCCGGCACTCCCGCACCGAACGGGCTTGAAGATTTATGGGGTCAATTCTTTTTCGTCGACCGTGGCGAACGATTGGGGAGATCCTTCGGCGCTTTTCATGATCGGTGGTTTCACCCGAAGCGCGTCGGCTCTGACCCACATGCCGTCCAGTGGGAGCCGTTCGAGCATTCGCAGAAGCAGATTCAGGACGCAGTGCGAGACGTGACCGTCAGCCTCGATGCCGCCGATTACTTCGACATCGAGAAGCCGATCGAAAACACGATCTACGTCGACCTGCCGGCGCAGGCCCGCGAGATGTACAACACGCTGAACCGCGACATGATCGCAGAGCTTCAAAGCGGCGCAGAGATTACAGCGGTCAATGCCGCGTCACTCACGACGAAGTGCTTGCAGTGTGCATCCGGCGCGATCTACACGGATGACGACGGCTCGTGGGAAAAGGTCCACGACGAAAAGATCGAAGCGCTTAAATCGGTGGTCGAGGAAGCAGCAGGCATGCCCGTCCTTGTCTCGTATCACTTCAAGTCTGATCTTGAACGACTGCTTCGTGCATTTCCGCACGGTCGGCATCTGGATAAGGACCCGAAAACGATCAGGGACTGGAACGCGGGAAAGATACCTGTGCTCTTCGCACACCCTGCTTCAGCCGGTCACGGCTTGAACCTTCAGGACGGCGGAAACATTTTGGTTTTCTTCTCGCACTGGTGGGACCTCGAGCAGTTTCAGCAGATATGCGAACGAATAGGACCGACACGACAGGTTCAAGCCGGGCACCCGCGCCCAGTCTTCATTCACTACATCGTTGCGCGAGATACCGTCGACGAGCTGGTGATGATGAGGCGAAGGCGGAAGGCGACGATTCAGGAAATTCTTTTGGAAAGCGTAAAGGGAAAGAAATGCTAGATGAAAACGCACCGACGGGAAAGATCGACTGGGTTCTGTATGACCCTGATGACGAAAGTACGCCGCTTTTGCACGAGCTTTTGATCATCGGATTGAAGGGAACCAAAGCCAAGTTCATGCGAGGCTATTTCGGCCTGATGCCCGATTTCTTCTACGAAGTCAGGTACGACAAGCGAGGCCGCATCAGCAAGGACAAGCACCTTTTTTCAGAGTACACCGAAATCGCATGGGCCGTTCTCAACGTTCCGAGCTGGTGGCATAAGAAGGAGTGAAACCATGCAAGGATGGTTGAGTAAAGCTGAGGTAGGCCAGTACCTCGGCGGAAAGTCCAAGAGAACCGTCGACAGATGGGTCGAAAAGCGCATCATCCCGCAGGGGAAGCGATTCCCCGGCGGCATGTTCTGGAAGAAGGAGGTCCTAGACCGATGGCTCTCTGACTCAAACTATGAGAAGCGCTGCGACAAGCAGCTGAGGCTGAGAAACGCGGCCCCCTAAAACATCCCCCCGGCGCATACTGCATCGGGGGATTTTTTGTTTTCGGTTGCAGCTATATATCAAAGGTGCTACCATGAAGGCAAATGGGACGGGGGTTTACCCATCCGGCGCTAAGCCTGCGGATCGACTGCAGGCTTTTCGCTTTTCTGTAGCCATGGTACGTCATCGTGCTCCCACAAGGGAAAAACCTTTAGGCCGTTCCCGTCGTATGTGTACCCAGACCTCCCCATCCAGAACTTCTTTTTGAGGATTTCGTACGTCCTGTTTTGTTGATCGGGCCGCATAACGAATAGCCCAATCGGTCTGGCTGTAAGGTCTGCCAACTGGAGCCCATTTGAGTTTATGGACTTCGGAACAATTTTCAGAGAGAACGGATATCTTTCCCCATTTCGGTTTTCGGCGTCACAGATCCGCCTGAAAGCCAGCTCTAGCTCTTTGTCCTCCTTGAGACCTCTCGATTCGCATATAACAAACGTTTTCTTTCCATCGAAATTTGAGTTTGCCTTCAGAAAGTCTCTCAACCTTTCTAAGCCGTATTCCATCGCAAGGCTGTACGGCTCATATGGATTCGAATAACGCTTATTCAAAGCGGGCTTATTAATCACCACACCAATTAGCGTCATCTCTGAAGCATCAATAATCTCAGTGAGCTCATCCAAGAACTTGTCTTGATCGTGAATTTCCAGCGTTTTCCTACTCTCGATGCCAGGAAGCTCGTTAACGACCCAAAAATGTCAGCACATCATCGAGGGATTTGCCACTTTTAGAGAGCGCTTGAAGAATGGCGTCAGCCTGACGTAATTTCTTCTCATGCTCAAGCCCCCGAAGCTCTGCGGTCAGTTTCTCGAGTCTAGCCTTCGTCTTGAACAGATCCTCTTGAACCTTCTTGATCCGGTTATCGATAGAGGTGATGGACTTATTCCTCGGCATCATAAACCTCCGTCATGTAGAGATCTTCGTCACCATCCTCTTCATCATCCGTTTCCTCGGTGAATGAGGTGTTTTCCGAACCTGCAATCATCTCGGAGATCGAGCTGGCGCGCGCCATGACGTGATTCTTCGTCAAGCCAAACGCTCTAAGAATCTCCTCTTGATTCTTCGTAATTGCGTGATCAAGCTGATATCTGCCTTGATTGATGCGCACCAACTCAATCTTGTCCAACTCCTTGATGGCAGCCGGCACCGTCATGTAGTTTTTGCGTACATTGAGCTTGAGCATTTCGTCCTTAAGCAGGCAATAGATCCGTTGCCGAATGATGAGCGCGATGAATTCGACGAGCATTTTCGCCTTCACGGAACTTGCGGAATGTACGCGAGTAGTCTTGGCACCCAGGAACGTTTTATCTGTTCGGAACAGCTTTTCGGAGGCGTCTCGGCCGTAGTAGAGCAGATACGCATCCTGAGCGCTCATGTTGTCGGACGTAACGATGCAGAAGTAGCCGCAGCGTTCCAACTCTTTCTCCACAGCCTCCGTCTTTTCCAGAGCCGTCACAAGACGTCCTTCGTCGTCGTAGAGGAAATTGAAGAATCTTGAGTGCGGCTCGCCAAACGTGATCTGCTGGCCGACGGAACGTTCGATAAGTCGTTGCATCTGCTCGATTTCATCTTCCAAACGGCAGCGTTCCTTCATCATTTTGACGGGGCTGAAGAACAGATGCAGATAGCGTTCTCTCTCGTCATCAGGGAAGAGCTTGCGTTTGACGGTAGTGCCGTGAATGTGATGTCCGGCAATGCTGCAGGCGCGGCGTGTTTCAAAGGTACTCCGGTGTTCATCGATGATGTCGCAAACAAGCGGCTTGCAGCCCTTGACCATCATGACAAAACCGTAGTTCTGTTCATCCATGTAGCGGATGTTGGCTTTACAGAAATATCCGCGGTCAATGATGAAGCCGATGTTCTTGTATCCGTATCCGACAGCCTTGTCGACCATGAATTTGAACTGGCTGACATCATTGATCGACCCCGGATAGAGCTCATAGAAGAGTGGAATCCGGTTGTTTTGGTCCATGGCGAGGCCGACATTGAAGATCGGCAGGCCGAGGTCAACCTTGGCCTTCCCGAACTCGACAAAATCGACATCCCCTGCCTGACAGTTCTTATTCGTGGAGTCATAAGACACATAGATGCGCGACTTATGATCACGATCTGCGTTCCAGTCGTTAAGAAAGCCTGCTATCTGTTTGTCTTTCACTGAAGACAGGAACTTGGACACTGTCGAGTCGCTGTAAATGCGCATGCCCGGAGAGAACAGCGGATGGCGATAGGCATAGTCAGGATAGTACTGACCTTGATTCCGGCCTTCGACAACCATGTAGGAAGCCAAATCAAGCACGAGGCCGGCACGGTCGCCGAAGTGCTTGGCCAGGAGTTCGTCGAGCCGGTAGTGATTCACAACTTCCTCAATCGCAACGAACGTGCCGGCCATCAGCGTGCAACTACGCTCAGCTGCCGGACGAAGCTCAGGCAATGGTGTTTCAGGGAAGTATTCGAAGAACTTCTCATTGGGGAACATCATTCCTTCCTCATCCGAGGCCTTGCCGATCATTGCCCGCACCGGAACGGTGTGCTTCTTTGCCGGGTCATATTGACGACTGATGACGTAGAGGATGTACGTACCGCTCTTGGTTTTTTGACGACTGATTTTGCCGGCGGCAACCGGAACCGGGACGGTGTACTTGAGGAACATTTGCTGGCTTCTTTCGAGAGTATTACAATACTCTCGATTATAAAGGAAAAGCGCACGAAGCGCAAGTCATTTTTGTGGTTATTTCAGGCAATCATTGCTGTTTTTAAGTTACATCTGGGTAGGGAGTAGAAAAACGCTGGAAGTTGACGTTGATGTAAGAGCCCCTTGAAGTCGCCTGTCTGTTTCCGGATGTCACGTTCGTGCAAAACGACCATGTCATGACCAAAATGACGAAACTTAAACTTCGACATCTCGGGGATGATCTTTTCCGCGTATACCTCTTTCTTTACGACGCATAGTGTCAGCACAAACACCGGAAAATTAGGGTTAATCTTCTTTAGGTTCGGGTCTCCGCTTTCGTCAACATAGACCACATAGTCGCTGAACTCTGACTCACTCATCGCATTCTCCGTAAACCTCATCCGCCCAGGCTTGCAAAAGCGGCCTCCTTTGCTCGAGCAAATCGCTTCGCTGATAAGCCTGTTCAACCTCGTTCCCCGTCGCGTGCATCAGGCTCTTCTCAGCGAGCACGCGGTCAAAGCCGTTCTCTGCCGCCCAGTCGCGAAACGTCGACCTGAAGCCGTGCATGGTGCCGTGCTTCAGCTTCTTTTGAATGATGACACGGGGCGTCTCTTTGCTGATATGAGGGCCAGATGCGCCCGCAAAGATGTACTCGCTCTTTCTCTTTATCAAGCCAAGCACATAAAGCGCCTGGTCAGAAAGAGGAACTCGGTGCGGGTATCGCTTGCCGTCCTTCCGTCGCTCCGGCGGACAATTCCACACCCTGTTTTCGAAATCAATCTCATCCCACCTAGCCGGCACGAACTCTCCGACACGGGCGCAAGTCAGAGCACCGAACAGGATCGCGCACGCCGTGATGCTCTTTGGTGGCCGCCATTGGTCAAAGAGCTCCTTTGCCTCGTCGACAGTCAGCGCGTCGTGATGCTCGACGGTTTTGACCTTGCTCGGAGGTGGAAGAAACAGCTCGAGGTTTCCGCGCCACAGACACGGGTTCAGTCCCTGTCTCTTCCCAGTCGCGATCGCAAAGCTGAAGATCGACTCCAGCCTTCCGCGAAGCCTGCTTGCTGTCTCGGTTTTCTCATCCCATATCGGACGCAGAACGGCAAGGATGTCTTCTCGCGTTACGTCTTCAACGGGTACGCTGCCAATGATCGGCTCGGCATATGTCCGCAGAGTACTTTCCCACTGGCCCGCATGCTTTGCGTTTCTCCAGCGCTTAGTTTCTGTAACGACTGGCAACGCATCATTGATCAGTTGCGAGACCGTGTACGGCGCGTCGTCATCACCCCCGGCATCGCGCATAGACTTGAGCCTCTCCTTTTTCGCGCCCAGAGGATCAACGCCCGTATCGATCAGGTGCCGGAAGCGGTCAGCTTCTGCACGCGCCTGCGTGATCGTCACGCTCTCCAGAGGTCCGATCGAGATCTCCTTCCGCTTCCCCATGATCTGGTATACAAAGAACCAGCAGTCCCGCCGGCCTTTTCTCTTTCGAACGTACAGACCACGTTCAACCCTGTGCATCCCATCCGGGAGCGCCGCTATGCTTTTCGCGGTAACCTTCACCTGCGCCATAAGTCCGCCATAAACTATGATGTCTCGAAGATGTCTCAGAGATGTCTCGGAGATGTCTCACTCTAGGGGCAATGGTACTGCAAAAACCCTTGTCGTGCGCGGATTTGTCTCGGAAATGTCTCGCAGATGTCTCGTGGATGTCTCACTAGGTTTCGCGGACCCCTTCTCCGCCAGTTTCTGAACAGGGCTCTGGACTAAGTTCCGAGCCCTGTTTTTTTTTCATGAAAAAGATGAGAGCAAAGCACGCAAAAACCCTTGCGGCCCGAAGTCGCATCATGAAAGATTCGCAGGAACCAAGCCCTCATCACCACACCGAGATCTGCGTCGCACCCGTATCTCTTCATGAGCTGATCTGATTGTTTGGCGATGCACCTGCTCCTTAGTTTTCATCATAGAGGGTGATGAACGGTTTGTCATCATGTCCATTTTTTACGCGTGTCACGTTCGCGAATGGGCGGCTCTCCACCATCCACCAATTTGATCCTGCAGCTGCCGCAACATGGCGACAGCTTTTCAATTGCCACCACGGCACGGGCGCCATTCGTCAGGCAGCCAAACCTCGTCGGTGAATCGGGAGAGTTTCGATATAGCCGAGCCTTGTTCCGGGGCGTAGGTTTGTTTGTCAAGACCTGCGTACAACAGGTTAAGCCAAGCCGCCACGACGCGTCGCTCCCAAAGTTCGTGCTTGACGAATTGCCCCGTCAGCAGATCGTGCTGCGTAGGCTTGAGCTTCTTTGTCGATACGACTTTCACCAACAAGTCGTATTCGTCAAGCGGAACCGCACACGAGTATCGCGGAAAGCTTTTGTCCTTCCCCTGCCCTTCGGCATGGCTCGTGCGGCTTTCCACTCAGGTGTGGCACGCATCTGCAGAACACGATCCAATCCTCCGCCCATGACGGCGTTCTGAGGCTGACTGCGAAGCTCAAACTCTTCCGCAACCGACGGCGCTCTTGATCTCCCGACAAGAGCGCAGAAAACAAAAAAGCCCCGCGGGCCGACTGCTGATGTGGTCCCCGATTCTTGGACAAAGAATTGGGGACCATCTGTATGGGACAT